TTCAATCATACGTGCGCGTTTGGGGAGATTCGCGTCCCAATTTGAGCGTGCTAAAGTCGTCAAACCAGAGTCAATACCTTGCACCAAGAACTTACCACCTATAGCTGTGACTGTGACACCACCAACAACTAACGCCCCAGTTGCTAATTTCTGTGCGGTATCAGAACCAACGCCTTTTTCTTCTATGTTACCAGCGATGTCTGTGCGTAATTTTTGTACTAGATTTTGGTTTTCCAAAGCTTTATCACGTTTAGCTGTATATGCACGTACAAGTTTACCATTACGAATATAGGACTTTACTTTCACCTCTTGCTCAGGTGCTGCGAACTCTGCCATAGAAGGAAAAAGTCTGTGGTAGTTAGCCCAAGCTTGTTGCTCTAACCGACTATACTGTGCTTGTCTCTTTTGTTGACGTATATATGGGTTACGAGCTATATTCTGTTGATAATCAACTTGGTAATTTTGTGGTTGGAATGGTGTTTTGTCTTGTCTGTTTCTATATATGATCTGGTCAACTTTAGATCTTGTTTCAGGATGTGATAAATACATACCGTATTCATGTTGTTTAGCCCATTCAGTTTCACCTTGGTAGGGGTCTTTTACCCACTTAACTTTTTGCTTACCACGATCAATAACTATAGCATCTTTTTTTGACCTTAAAGGTATCCAAGCTGTCCCAGCGTCAGACTTATCCATGATAGATACGTATTTAGATCTAGGTGCAGCTAAATCCCATGTTGGCGACCCTAAACCAAAACCTTGTATATCTTTTAATCCCAAAGTATCTCCTATTTCTTGTGCTTCTTTTACAGCCATACCACCACCTGATGCTGTTACAAAAGTAATAGGTTTATCTGTTCTTTTTCTTACACTAGCCGCAAGTCCAGCTAATTCTTCAGCAGTTTTATTACCTTGAGTTGCATTACGCCACAACAAAGGTGGAACTCTTGCATATCGTTTTACTAGATCAGATTCCCATCCAAGATCGTTGTACAAATTTTCAACAGATAATACAAGATGGTTAGGATAATCTTTTTTAAGATATTCATGTATACCTAAAGTATGTTGCCCTTTTACACCAGCAAACCCACCTGTAGCTATAATTACACCCTCATATTGACTGAAATCATCAGGTAATTTTTGAGGATTAGCTTTAGATAAAAAACGAAGATCGGGAATATCTGGTTGTGTCAGTATCCGTGTTGCTGCGTTACGTACCTGTGTTTGGTGTCGATTAATTACAAAAGCACGAGTACCAGCAGCTAAACCAACCAACCCTAAACCAGCAACTGCAACATTGAAAGGTACGTTAGCACCAGTTTTAATACTATTGACTAACGCATTATCTACAGCAGGGTTTTTACTTTGCTCACCTTCTCTTCTATGTTGTCTAACAGTTACTAACTTACCTTTTTGTAATCTTTGGTAAGTTTTTACCTCTTCTTTTTCAGTAAAACTAGCAAGTTCATTTGCAAATATCATCTGTTAATTACCTTATCTAATATTTTAATTACTTCTGGATTTCTGAGGTAAGATCTATGATTATGTTCCATAGCTTTTATTTTTAATCTTTCTGTAATTGATAAACCATATACCCTACTAGTATCAAATGTACCACGAACACGTACAATATCTTTTTTGTTGACAGCAGGGGTTAGTTGAAATAAATCATTACCTGACATTACAGATATATAAGGTGACTTAGGTTGTGCTAATGCAAAAGTAGGACTACCAAGACCTATACCAGATATATTTTTTACATTTAGCTTATCCGTTATCTCTTGTGCATTTTTAATAGCCATCCCACCACCACTTGTTGCTATAAATGTTATAGGTTTATCTGTTTGTTTACGTATATTATAAGCTACTTCAGCAAGATCTTCTGCTGTCTTATTCCCATTTATAGCTGACTTAAATAATAGATCTGGTGTAGCTTTAGCTCTTTGCAAAAAGTCTGTACTAGCCGTATCAAATTCTTTATTCTCTACAGATAATACTAATGATTTACGATATTTACGTGCAAGATTAGCTCGGAGATCATTTGCACTATGCCCTAAAGCACCTGTAAAACCACCAGTAGTGATTACTATATTATCGTACTTATTAAAATCAGTAATAGTTGATGGGTTATATTTAGAGTACTTTTTAAAATCTGTTATTGGCGAAGCTTTTTCTATACGTGCAGCTGCTTTGTTTATATTCTGTGCATATTTAGTTTGTATTACTTGTTTTGTAGCAGCAGATATACCAACCAATGATAAACCAGCTAGAGCTAAAGTACCACCTACTAGTGCACCTGTATTAACTTTATTTCTAAGGTCTTTATCTTGCTGTTCATTTAATTGTTCTTTTCTACCACCATCTCTTGCATGTTGTTTGACAGTGATCAAACGACCTTTAGATAACCTTGTATAAGATTTTACTTTTTCATTTTTTTGGAAGTCAACTAATAGATATATCATAGATCACTAAAAAAATAAATTACTGGTTTCTTATACACTTGTGCAAAGCTGACAACATCTTCAACAGATATTTGTCGTTTATCAAGCTCTGACATAGAAACAAAGTCAGTAGCTCTATGTAATGCAGCAGCTACATCTTTTTGTTTAAGATCTAAATCTTCTCTTGTTTCTCGTAGTTTTTGTGCTACTTTAGCGTTAACAGAGTATTTGGGGGACACCATGTTCGATTTTTTATCGTTTTTGTTTGCATCTCTATATGATCTAGTATATCTTAAAAATAGTAATAAAAAACATTACTGTGATATGAATAAACAAAAATCTACCACTACATATTTTGCAGGTAAGTCAGCCTCATTGCTGTCTACCTTTACACAAGATTCTAGTGGTTGTATTACTAAAGATGCTATCCTTATGCTAGAAGGTACATTACCAGATTCTAAAGGTGTGGTACATACTTTTACAGCAGATAGATTAGCACAAATTGCTGACAATACAAATGCAGCATTGCAAGAAGGTGTTAAACTTCCTGTTCTTTTAGAACATGAAAAAACAGCTTTGGCAACTGTAGGTAATGCTAACAATGCAGAACTATATGTAAAAACAGTAACAGAAGAAGATATTGCAAAGATTAATCCAAAAGCAACTAAATTACTAGGCAAGGCAGCACTATTTGTACGTAATCTAGTTATTCAAACACCTGAAGTTGTTTCTAAAGTACTGGAAGGTACAGCTAGTTCTGTTTCTATGGGTTTGGATCTTTTAACTGATTCTCTTAAGGAAATCTCTTTAGTAGGTATCCCTGCTTGGGAACACGCCACTCTATATGCTAAACATACGCAGAAAGATGCTAAATTCTCTGCGTTGACATGGGATGAAGATGGTGAACAAGAGGATACCTTAGAAGAAAAAGAAGAAGAATACGAAAAGCTTACTGAACAACTCTGGGGTTATCTTCGCAACATCTATACTGCTGATGAAGCTGAACTGAAAGGTAAAGATCCATCACAATTAGTAGACGTTACTTTATATGGTTTTGTTGAACGTGTGAAAAAATTGCTAGACCTTGATGGTTTAGGTGCTGATTCTGATGTTGTTGCACAACAAGCACAAGCACAAGGCGTTGGAATGCCAACATATAAAGCTAGTAAGTACAGAGCAGCTAACTTTGCATTTGCGAATATGTTGAATAAAAAGCTTATAGTAAAACCAACTGGTCGTGCTGTAAAAACAAAATACTCTGTGAGAGGTAAGAAATAAATGAGTACTTTAGGTACATTCGCTAAATTTAGTAGTGAAGCTAATTTTGCCAGAGGTAAGAAAAAAGCAACTACATATACTGTCGATACTTCAACTCCACCTTCGGGAATGATTGAAATGAAACCAGCACCAAAAGCTGCAACTCCAGCAGCAAAGCCAACATCTATGGTTCAGTACCCTCAAGGTGCTAATCTTCCCATGAAGTCAAAGCAACGTATGAAAGGTTCTCGATTAGAGAAGTTGCGTGGTATTAAAAACCGTAACATCATGATCGGTTCTGGTTTGGGTCTAGCTGGACTAGGTACTTTAGGTGCTATTGCATATAACAACCGTGACTCTAAGAAACGTGCTGATATGTCTGCAAATACAGCTTTTGCTAACTTTGTATCAAAAGATAAAAAAGATGCAGTAAAAGCTATGACACAAACAGGTAATGCTGATGCTGATGCGGTTATTAAAAAAGTACGTGACGAAACCCGCAAAGCACGTAGAAAAGAACTTGGTAATTTGAAAAAACAACAAGGTTTTGAATCTGCTGCTGATCGTGGGGATGTTTACAAAAATGCTAAAGGTGGTGAATACATCAATCGTACTTTAGCAGCTGCTGGTAGTCCTGAACGTGCTTTGATTGCTCAAGGTAAACGTAGCAAGAATGAATTTGTTCAGAATATTGCTAAAGGTGCTGAAAACATCGGTGGTGCTGGCTATAAAGCTGGTGCAACAGGTTTACGCAAAGTAGGTAACGCGATTGCAGGTCGTACTTTAACAGGTAAGGCTGTACGCTTAGGTGCTGCTGGTATTGGCTTGTCAGCAATTGGTGGTGCTATGAAGCGCAACCGTCAAGAAAATCAATAAGAGGTAAAAATGTATAATATTGAACCAGGCAACAAATACGGAGAAGCGTTATTAGCGTTGATCCAAGATGAATATGAAACAGTTGATGATGGTTTGTTTACTATCGCATCTGTTCTGCAAGAAGAAGGTTATGAGGTTACTGACGAAGATATCGTAGCTATCATTGAAGACGGTTCTATTGAAGATCTAGAGCAAGAAACTTTTGATCTTATCTCATCTGTTTTTGACCAAACACAAGATGAAGATGTTTACAATGGTTTGTTAGCTACTGCTATGGACGCTAGTGGTTTGTTAGACCTTGATGCAGAACTCAGCGATGAGGATAATGACATTCAAGAAGAATATGAGACTGTAGAAGAAAATGCTCCTGTAGGTGCTTATTCTGCATCTCGTGGTCGTACCGCATCTTTCTCTGCTCCAGATCCCCGTGTAGCAGAACTCGAAGCTCGTCTTGCAACTGTTGAAACTTTCAGCGTTGTTAAAGATCGGTTGGCGAACATCAATGCTAAGGCTGAGTTTGGTGTTCAAGAAGGTTGGTTGCCTCCTGTAGCTAAACAAGCTCTTGTTGCTAATTTCAACCGTGAAGAAGATATGGTTGCTTCTTTTTCTATGTTAGCTGACAAAAATGGTGTTGACCTCGATACACAGTTACACGCTATGGAATTTGCATTGGAACTATTCAAGCGTTGTGGTAATCTCGTGGATTTCAACCAATACGTCAACGAAGATATTGATCCTGAAGAAGAAGCTCGTTTCTCTGCTATTGATGCAGCCGCTAAGCGTTCTTTGCAAGCCATTGGTTTATTTAATAAGTAAGAGGTAGAAATGTCTTATATCAAACGTGAAAATCCTATTGTACAGGATCTTCCTATTTTATTTAACAAAGATGGGGCGCAATATCCTCGCTCTGTTGTTGTTTCGGGTGCTGATGTTGCTGCTGATGCTAACGGCAATAAAATCATCCCTGCTGGTTCTTTTGTAACTAAGACAGGTTCTGTAGCTCGTTTCTTGGCACGTTCCACTGTAACAGCTGCATTTACAACTGGTGCTGCAACTGGCACTGTCGCTGCTCCTTTTAATACGTTCAAAGCTGGTGATGCTTTGTACTTAGTTGAACCATTTGCAACTGTTACGTTAGGTGGTACTTACCTTGCAACTGAGCGTGTTAAGGTCACTATTGGTGGTTATGCTGTAACTCCTGTCACTGGTTCTACTGTCAACGCAACTATTGCTACAACTGTAGCTGCTGCTATCAATGCCGATCCCAACCAATCAGCGCTGGTTAAGGCTATTGCATCAGGTGCTGTCATCTATATCTATGGTAAGGACGGTGTTACTGCTCATACCTTGACTACTGCTGCTCGTAATGCTGCGGACTCAGGTGCATCTGCAAGTGGTACTTCTACTGCTTCTGATTCTGCTTTGGTCTACAGCAACACTCCTTTAGGTACTATTAGTAGCGTATCAACTGCTGGTGTTATTACTCTCGGTGCTAACTCTGCTGTAGCTGCTCCTGTTGGCGCTCGTGTAGGTGTTCGTTTTGGTGAACTTCTCGGTGTCTTTGAACATAGTATTGACTTCAATACCTTGCCTTCTAAGGATATCGCCCCTGTATTTGGTTGTGACACTGGTATCTATACTGTGAACCTACCTTATGTTGATGAAGACATCAAGCGTCGTCTCAACCGCTTTGTATTTTATTAATTTGAAAGGAGAATGAAAAATGGCATATATCGCCACTTGGTTAAATGAAGAATTACAAAGTCGTCAAGCTGACATGGTTGTTGACGAAACTTTGTGGGAGTTGCAACAACGATCTAAATGGTTGGATCAGTTCGTAGAAACAAAGATGTATGATGATCGTAACTTCTTGGCTTACATCACCAAGCAGATCAATACGATGGCATCTGTTGTAGCTCCTAACGGTGCTTATCCTTCGACCCGTAAAGGACAGTTCCGTAAGATTACCGCTGAAAGTTTCAAAGTTGCGCTTCAACACGAATATGATGAAGAGGATCAATGGAACCTACGTGATGCTATTGCTCTTGCAGAAGCTCGTGGTATTACGGTACAAAACATGATGGGTGCTGACGGTAAGGTTATTGAAGGTTCTAATAACTCCTTAGCTGCTTTGTTGTTCGGTAATCTAGCTGGTTTGGTTCGTTCTGTCGGTGAACTTCAAGAGTATCTCGCTTGGCAAGTTATTCAGTTTGGTGCTATTAACTACACTGATCCCCGTACCAATATGGTTGTAGATTTGGACTGGAAAGATCCATCTTTAACAACTGCTGGCGACCACTTCCCTTCAGCAACTGTGAGCATCCCTTGGACTGCTGGCAACCGTGCAACTGCTAATGGTATTCAAGATATTTATGACGATATCAACTTGTACTATGACACTAACGGTACTGCACCTGATGCTATCGTTATGTCTCGTAAACTATGGCAAGAGCTTTTGCAACAAAAGTCTACTAAGGAAGCGGCTTCTAGCTTGTTCCTAGATGGTGGTACTGCCCTACAGGGTGTTGTTGCTCCTGAACGTCTACAAGCTGTTCTTGAGACACGTGGTATTCCCAAGGTACATACCTTTGATGAACGTACCGAAATGGATGTAACTCCAGGCACTAGCGGTGGTAATATTCGTTTCTTGAATGCAGATAGATACTGCTTTATCAAGAAGGGTATGGTTGTCAAGACTTATGGTGGGGTAATTGAAAATGGATCAAAAACGGGAATTTACCAACGAACCTTTACTGATCCTACTCGTGAGGCTTTAGATATCAGTCGCGTAATCGCACGTGTGCTTGCAGTAGCGCCCGAAATTAGCCGTAAAGGATTCAGCCGCCGCGTACTATAGGTTTCAGCTTTTTATTAAAAATAATTAGTAAAAAGGTTGACAAAGTATAGGAACTAAAGGTAAGACAGTATATGATTTATTCTTTACTGTCTTATTTTATAGGTTGACATCTATTGTTAGTTTCATGTTATAATAGAAATATAAAGTAACAGAGGTATTTAATGTCTACAAATTCTAGTTATGCATTACAACAGATGATTTATGGTGATACCACTGTAAATATTGATACAAAAGGTTTGTGGAATGCCACAGCTTTGGTTCAAGCTTATAACAAGAGACACAATAAACAGAAGCAGCTCAGCAAGTGGTTGGCTCTAGATTCAACTAAAGAGTTGATGTCTGAAGTTGTAAAAAGCGTAGGGATAAAAGTCCTAACGGGGACTGAGAGCGACTTTCAGGATTTAGTCAATGTTATACAAGGTGGTGTGCCTGAACTACAAGGTACTTGGATTCATCCTAAGCTTGTACTTCCTTTAGCTCATTGGCTTAGTCCATCTTTCTATATTTGGTGTAACGATAAATTAGAAGAGGTTTTTCTAAAAGAAAAACAGGATCTAACTAAACAACTTCTTTTACTGAAACCACTTCAACCTCTTTTACAACAACCAGCGGAGGAGGAGCAAGTACAAATACTTCTGGAGAAATCTTTTGGCGGTGGTCATAGAAGATTTGCTTGTGGTATTCCAGATATTGTGTCTGATAAATTTCTTATAGAGATTAAAGATGCTCCGAATTGGAAAGATTGTTTAGGACAACTTCAATCTTATCGTTACGAAATGATGGAGTCTGGTGATTTTAATAATCGTGTCTGTGTTGGTTACTTCTTTGACCGCAATAACTGGTTAACAGATAGTAGAAAGAAGATGATTCTAGATCATTTTCATAACCTAGATCTTGAAGTTATATGGCACTGTACTATTGATGAAGACACTACACTTTCTGAACAACATATTGAAGCTCAAAAAATACTTCAAAGTTTTCTTCAAGATCGTGAAAGACGTGAAGCCCGTTATCTTTGCATAGCACCAGATGGTACAGAGAGTTATACATCAGCACTAAAAGCCTATTGTAAAGAACGTAATCTTGATTATTCTTCAGCTATGAAATGTTTAAAAAATACTCTACAAACTGTTAAAGGTTATAGATTTAAATATGCATCAGAAGAAGCTGCTAATGAATCT